GGCGAGGGAATCGGGCGTTCAAGCCGAACGCGTGGCCTTCGTGTCTTTCACCCGAGCCGCCGCCAGCGAGGCGCTCTCACGCTTAGGGCTTAAGAAATCGAATAATGTGAGCACCATCCACGCGATGGCGTTCCGGCACTTGGGGCTGCGCCAGTCGCAGGTGATCGATTCGATGAAGCTGCGCGAGTTCGCCACCGTTATGGGGGTCCCGATAATTGGTAAGTCACCGGAGGACGACGAGGAGCGTGCCGATGGTGATTTCTACTTGGACATTCTCAATTATGCACGCAACACATTCTCCAATCCCTTTGAGGTTTACGACGTATCGGACAGGCCGGGGACTCGGGCTGAATTCGATGTTTTCGTACGGGCTTACGCTGAGTTCAAACATACGTATGGGTATTACGACTTCACCGATATGCTTGAGCGGGCATCCAAAGGCGGCATCCGCCCCGATGCCGAAGTCGTATTCATCGACGAGGCTCAAGACCTATCACCTCTTCAGTGGTCTGTCGTCGGCAAGATCTGCAAACGCGCTCACCAAGTCTATCTCGCCGGGGACGACGATCAGGCCATCTACACTTGGTCAGGGGCTGACCCTCACGGTATGGCAAAATTCACAGAGAAGCATAAGGGTCATAGCCATGTGCTCTCGCTCTCGCATCGACTTCCTGCTACAGTCCACGCGAGATCTCAAGACCTCATTCGTCGAATCGTATTCCGAATGGATAAGGAGTTCAGTGCCAACAGTCATGTGGGATGTGTACGCGTACACGGCTCTTTCAACTCGGTTGACATCCAGCATGGGACGGATACGCTTCTACTGGGACGGACGCATTCAGTCCTCCGCGAAGTTGAGCAAACGCTCATCGATCGACGAATTCCGTACACGCGCGAATCCGGTAGGCCCGGACTATATCAGAATCGGTTTGCCGCCGGAATTAGAGCCTTCAATCGTCTGGCTACCGGCGTCCGAATCGGCGAGAGCGATCGGAGCGCAATCCTCGCCATCTCCACCGCCGAGACAAGACGATACATCGAAATGGCGGACTATTCGTTTGCCCAACGGCCCTTCTATACGTGTCTCAACATCCCCGCGAGAGTCGTGGACTTTTACGCAGATGCTGACTTGGACGCAATCCCTACCATCCGGCTCTCTACGATCCATGCTGCGAAAGGTCACGAGGCGGATCAGGTCGTTCTTCTTACCGACATGACCAACCGGGTGATTCAGTCGACCGAGAAGAATCCGGACGACGAGGTGCGGGTGTTCTACGTCGGGATGACCCGAAGCAAAAATGCACTAGATATAGTAGAGGGCTACAACGGGTATCCATTATAGCAAACGATAGCGGTTGACCGGTCACCCCAGTGGTGATATAATATAGTCTCCATCAACTAATAGAGGACGGTAACATGGCAACGTACGACAATACCAACTCGGGCATGCTGGCCCGAAACGAGAATCGCAAGACGGAGAACCACCCGGAGTACACCGGTTCGCTCAATGTGAACGGCGTGGACTATTGGGTCAGCGCGTGGGTGAACGAAGGCAAAGCGGGCGGTCGGATGGAAGGCAAAAAATACTTCTCGATCAAGATCAATCCGAAAGAGGGTGGTGCGAGCCCCAGTCGCCCGTTCGTCGATAACATCTCGCACGACGACATCCCATTCTGATGTCTGCTTTCCCCCGCATCGATTCGGTCCCCTACGTGGTGATCGACACCGAGACCACCGGGCTGCAGTGGTGGAAGGACCGCCTGTTCGGTATTTCCGTCGCTCTGCCCGAGGGCGAGGGTATGTACTGGGACGTTCGCACTGACCCCTACGTCATCGACTGGCTCCGCGACCTAATCCGTGAGGAGCGGGTCGGGGTGTGGGTCGGTCATAATCTGAAATTCGACTGCCATTTCCTGCGCTGCGCCGGTATCGAACTTCCGGGAGACCGGATCGACTGCACGATGATCCGGGCGGCGCTGATCAGCGAGCACGAGCCAACCTACTCGCTCGACTTCCTGGCTCGTAAATATGCGGGGCAGAAGAAGGACGAGGAGATATACGACGAGATGGCGAAGATATTCGGTGGTCGCGCCACCCGGAATGTGCAGATGCCCCACATTTCCCGCGCTCCGGTCGCGCTAGTGTCGAAGTACGCGATTCAGGACGCAGTGGCGACGCGGGCGCTGTACCAGTGGCAGGTGGGGGAGATCGAGAAGCAGAGCATTCACCGTATCCATCAGTTGGAGCGCGACCTCATGCCCGTCATTCTCGATATGGAGACCGGCGGCGTGCGGGTGGACGTCGATCAGGCCGAGCTGGCTGTCCGGGGGCTCACGACGCGCGTCGAGAAGGCGCAGCGGGATCTGAATACCTTGGCCGGATTCGAGGTCAACCCGAACCCGTCCGGATCGATCACCGAGCTATTCAAGCCGACGCTGGGCGACGATAATGAGTGGTATCTGATCGACGGGACTCGCGCGGACAAGACGGATGGGGGTAAGGCGTCGGTAAACGCCGACTGCTTGCGCCGAATGAAGCACCCGGCGGCGGCGATGATACTGGACTTGCGCAAGATGCTCAAGACCCGCGATACGTTCCTGCAAGGACACATACTGGGACATCAACATGATGGTATCATTCACTGCAACTATAACCAGACTAAGAACGACGCTGAGGCTGGAACCGGAACTGGGCGACTTTCCATTACAAATCCCGCTCTTCAACAAATCCCGTCCCGCGATCAGCATATTAAGTCGCTGGTGCGCCCCATATTCAAGCCAGACTTTGGGGCCGATTGGCTGGGTATGGACTGGAGCCAGTTTGAATTTCGTGTTGCTAACCATTACGGTAAGGTACCCGCGATTCTTCAAGCGTACGCGCAGAACCCGAACCTCGACTTTCACCAGCTCGTCTCGGACCTGACCGGTATTCCCCGGAACGCGCAGTACGCTGGGGGTCCGTCATCGAAGGCCATCAATCTCGGGCTTGCATTCAACATGGGCGCGGGCCGGTTGGCGCAGGAGTGCGGGCTACCGTACACTGAGGAGACCGGGCCGAGTGGTAATGTATTCCTGCGTGCCGGACCTGAGGCCATGGAGCTGTTCGACAAGTACCACACCGCGAACCCCGGGATGCGCAATAACGCGATGAAGGCGACGGGGATTGCGAAAGAGCGTGGATTCGTGCACTCGATCATGGACCGGCACATCCGATTCCCCGGCGGGCAATTCGCGCACAAGGCGTCCGGGCTGATATACCAAGCCACCAGCGCGGACTGCATGAAGGTCAAGCTTATCGAGCTGCACCGGTATCTCACCGAGCACCAGTGCGGGCGGCTGCTGTTGACCGTTCATGATGAGGTGGGAATATCGCTCGACACGGATTCCCGCGAGCACGCGGAAGAGATAGCGAAGATTTACACGGCATTCGACGGAGTGTCGTGCCCCATTCACTTGCGTGTGCCAATAACGTGCGATTGGGGTATCGGTAATGATTGGTATCAAGCAAAAGGATAGAGATATGAAATCGATAACGATGGTGGTTGATTTACAATACGGCAGCACCGGCAAGGGGCTGATCGCGGGGTGGCTGGCCGAGCACGAAATGCCCGACACGATTGTTACCGCGTGGGCTCCGAACGCGGGGCATACCTACGTCAGCAGCCGGGGGCGAAAGTTCATTCACACGCACTTGGCCAACGGCGTGGTCTCGCCTATGCTGCGCCGGGTGCTGCTTGGTCCGGGCTCGATGATTGATCCGGATCAGCTCCTGCAAGAAATACACGACTGCCGAGAGGTGATCGGGCAAGCGCAGATCGCGATTCACCCGCACGCGGCGATCGTCTACCAGCGCCACCGCGATGAAGAGGCGGGGCCGATGACGAAGATCGGCAGCACGAAAAAGGGCGTCGGCGCGGCGGCTATCGAGCGTATCCGCCGCGACCCGGACACGGCGAACATTGCGGCGAACGAGCCCCGGCTAAAGGCATTCGTGGTCACGACGCAGGAATACCGCGACCTGCTGGGCATGGCCGATAATACGCTGATCGAAGGGGCGCAGGGCTACGGGCTCTCGATGTACCACGGCTTTTACCCCTACACCACCTCGCGCGACGTGAGCACGTGGCAGATACTGGCCGATTGCGGGATTCCGGCTTCGATGGTGATGCAGGGCATCCACAGGCCAGCGATATTCAACGTGGTCGGCACGGCGCGGACCTACCCGATTCGCGTCGCCAACCGATTCGACACTGAGGGCACGCAAGTGGGATACAGCGGGCCGTGCTACGATGATCAGGTGGAAATCACGTTCGAGGAGATCGGGCAGAAGGTGGAGCTGACCACGGTGACGAAGCTGCCGAGGCGAATTTTCACATTCAGCGAGAAACAGATCACTGAGGCGGTGCGATACTGCAACGCGACGCACACCTTTCTCAATTTCATCAATTACGTACGGGCGAAGGACGAGATGTTCGGGATCATCAACCGGCTCGAGTCCAGTGGTACAATAATCGCTTGGGTGGGCACGGGACCGACGCACGACGACGTGTACCGCACCAATCATCTCAGCCGGACAATGCGGATCGAGGCAATCATGGATATATGGAGTACAAAATGCTGCAAGTAGAATCAACGGTGCACACGGACGAGACCAACGAGCTGCCGTGGGCAGCGGACGGGGCGAATGTCCTGGACGCGCACGGCGCGGTGGTCGGATCATTCGAGGTACGCCACCACCTGCGGGGCGTGATCGGGAACTGCGACAAGAACGCGGATATGGTCGTGCGGGCGGTCAACGCCTACAAGCGCCGGGGCGGCGCAGACATTCGGCAGTTGCAGGACCGGATCACCAAGTGGGCGGACGAGAAATTCCCGGAGCGCTCCACGGCGGACATTCTGTTGAAGCTCTACGAGGAGATCGGCGAGTACGCACGCAATCCGAAATCAGCACTGGAGCTGGGTGACGTCATGATCCTGCTGCTCGACGTGGCGGGCCGCAACGGGATCGATGTCCACCGGGCGATTGAGGAGAAGATGGAGATCAACGAGGCACGCTCGTGGCGTGTGGACGAGAACACGCGGATAATGAGGCATATACCATGACCCATTTTGACAAATGGTACGCCGACCGTTTTGGCATGCTGCTGGAGAATGAGCAGCAGGAGCGGATGGCACGCGCCGCGCTGCAGCAGATCTTCAATAGCGTGGTAGAGGAAGTGGCGCTAAGGTTCGATGCTTCGTCTTTTGCCGAATTCGATGGTATCCAAGTGACGGCGATCATTCGCGCCATGAAGGACGAAGTATGAAATTACTCGCTGACCTGTTCGCCCTGATCGGGCTTATATGTACTACCGCCGTATTCGGATTCTACGTCGGCTACACCACCTATCACCCACCATGTGGGAGTGCAATATCAATTTTTACCAAGGAGTGCAAAAATGTACGCTAAGATTACCCCTCTCGCGCTGGTTGTCCTGCTGGTCGGCTGCGCTAACAACACCCGTGCGCCCGTGGCCGACTACCAACCAGCGATGCAGCCCGCAGCGCAGGAAATGATGCTGGACAAGAAGACTTCGCCGCTGAGCCGGGGTGAGCAGATCGAGGCGATGAATGAGTGCCGCGCCAATGAGCTGCGCCCGCGCATCATCTACGCTCGTCGCATTGTCAACGGTCAATCGGTCGAGATCGTGCTCGACATCATCTGCGCACCCAAGTTCATGTGAGGGACGAATATGAAAGACGACGAGGATAACGACGACATGCTGGTCAGCTTGTTATTCACGGCGCTGACTGTCATGGTGACTGTGTTCGTGGTAGGTGGCATTGCCGTGGTCCTGTGGGGTCTGTTCACATGAAAGACGCAGAAGACGAAGCGTTCGACGACCTTGCCCGCAAGCAGGGTGATTGGGGTGGTGGCTTCCAAGCCAAGCGGCAGATGGCTGCGGACAAGTTGCAGGAGCCTGTTTGCGACAAAGACCCGCAAGGTTGTTGGAATGTACGCTGCCAACTAGGTAAGCAATGCAGGAATTTGGCACAGCCAGCGCAGGAGCTTTTACACATTGTGCAATCAAACGGAAAATATAGTCCCCTGTTGACGCACATGATGTCTAAACGAACCACCCCACCCGCAGTACCTGTGCAGGAGCCAACGGGGATGCTGCACATTGACCGATTGGCTGGATGGTTAGACGCAAGCCTAAAAGAACGCAAACGCCCGTGGGTAGGGCTGACGGATGCTGAGGTCATGGAAATGATGGGGTACGACAAGCAGTATGGTCACATCCCCCAGTACGCAAGAAATTTTGTAGAAGCCATCAGTGCTAAACTTAAGGAGAAAAACACATGACCAAGTTGACAGGAGCCGCACTTGACCGAGCCGTGGCGCATGCGATGGGGCTTAAAAGCGTACACAATTGCGAAAAATGGAGCGGAGCAATGGATGAAGACGATGACGACATACAGGACTACAAGCGCCCGTGGGCCGGTCTGACGGATGAAGAAATCCACGCTCTCCCTGAGTATGCAGAAGACGGGGTTATTTATCGGTTGATACGAGCGGCAGAAGCCGCGTTAAGGAGAAAAAATAATGGATGACGACTCGACTTATTTGGGTGACGGCGTGTACGCCAACTTTGACGGCTACTCCGTATGGCTGGCAGTCAACCACCATGAGAACAACGTAGTGGCGCTGGAGCCGGAGGTACTCGCCCACCTGATCCAATACATTGAGATGCTGAAGGAGAGAACGTGAACGCGAGCGACATTAATAAGGCTTTCGATAAGGAGTACGAGAGTAGTCGTGCAGACTTGGCGAAGTATCGCACGGACGACGGGGCGGTCGAATTCGAGCGGATGAAGACCGCGAGGGATTCACTGATGATCAGAAACGCGAGACTAACGGTGGAGAATCACGAGCTAAAGGAGCAACGGGATAAGCATTACGAGGCGGGTTGGAATTCCGCACTGGAGAGGGCGGCGCACTCGCTGGAGACCGAATTCTCGAAGGCGTTCGGCAAGGACACGTTGAAGAGCGTCGCGATTTACATTAAAGGATTTAAGAAATGAACGTACTGCAGTATCTAAACGGCCTACGGCCAGCAATACCGATGTCCGCCGAGCGCCCATCTACCGCCATGAGCAACGGAGAACTGCGTAGGCACATGATGCAAGGTGCTGTGCTGATCAACGGCGAGACGGTAACACCGGACGAGCCGATGGATTTCCCCGTCTTTTCACTGGTGTTCTTCCCGAATTCGAAGAACCGTAGAACCACGATTGTATAGGACTAAATAAATGAGCTTAACGACTGCGGAGCAATTGAGGGCGTGCCATGTGCGCCGGTGGCACATCGTGCAGACGAGCCGGGAGCAGACGCTCGCGGAACATTCGTTCGCCGTGTCGGTGATCGCCGGATCGCTCGCGGCCAAGATGCGGTGGCGGGGGCTGCTGCACCCGGACAAGAAGGCGGACCTGCTGCTTTGGGCGCTGCGCCATGACCTGATCGAGGTGCTGACCGGGGACGTGCCAACGCCGTTCAAGAAGGTGCTGCGCAAAGTGGGCGGCGAGGACATGTTCGAGAAAGCTGAGGACGCGGTGGATAAGGATTTCGGCGCGGGCTATCGCCAGATCGCCGGGACCGAAATCGAAATGATAGTGAAGGTGGCCGACATGATCGAGTCGATCTATTTCCTGCAGGACAACGGGATTGGGTCGCACGCGAAATCGGTGCTCACCCTGCTGCGCGAAGACCTGAGTCGGATGGTGGATAAGTACGACGGCGAATGGACGGAACTCACCGTTCGGGCGGCGACGCGTGAAGTGTGCCGCGAAATCGGCGTAGATGGAGGATGGCTATGAAATGTGCGAAATGTACCGGACCGACCGAAGTGTTGGTGACCTATCAGAACGCGGACAACAGCACGCGTCGGAGACGTAAATGCATAGAATGTGGGATCCGATTCACGACCCGCGAGCACATGGAACCGGGCACGGCGACCGAGCTGAAGGTAGAGGGGGTTGACACGGAACCCCACCCGTGGTATAATACTAGGTTCCCACCAACCACTATAGAGGACAAGCCATGAGAACACCTATCTACTACCACCCGTCGCAAGAGACCACCTACGACTGGATTTCCGTAGCCAAAATCCCGGCGTACGTGCAGCAGTCCGGGCGCGACCACGAGGAATTCCGACCGTTTGACATCGGCGACCTGTACGCCGCGCACGACCCGGACTTCGTCCGCTCCGTCTTCGCTGGGGAGACCGCCAACGGGTTCGGGAATACTCGCGCCGACGTGAACGAGTCGCTACTGGCGTCGAACGCATCCATGTACCACGCCGCGAAGCACGCGCTGGAGACCGGGCGGGTAGCTAACTCGGCGTCGCAGGGGTTCCACCATTCGCACTACGACCGGTGCCACGGGTTCTGCACGTTCAACGGGCTGATGATCGCCGTCATGCGGCTGCTGGACGAGCAAGCGGTGCAGAACGTGCTAATCGTGGACGGGGATGCGCACGAGGGCGACGGGACGCGAGACATCATTCGACGGATGCACGTGGGGGCACAGGTCACCAATCACGACCGGGTGCATTTCGACGAGTACACACGGCCCCATTGGGACGAGGACGAGTGGCTGGTCTACTTCGACAACTTACTGCGCGGCTCTCGGGCTGGTATAATAATGTACCAAGCCGGTGCTGACGCGTGGGAGTGTGACCCACTGGGGGCCGGATACCTATCGAAGGAAGCACTTGCGACACGTGACCACGCACTGTTCACCGCAGCGAGGGGCCGGGGCATCCCGCTGGTCTGGAATCTGGCCGGTGGCTACGCCGACCCGATGCAGGACACGATCGACATTCATTTACAAACGCTAACAATCAGCGACGAGGTGTACTATGGCCGGAAAAGGACCCAACTTTCTACGCAGGATGTTCAGCCCAAATCAGAACCTCTCGCTGGCTGACCTATCGAGGGGGGTCAATACTGTTCACATGGCGATCGGGAAGCTCCCCGGTTCTCAACGTATTGACCCCACTTTTCGCGCCGCGCAAGAGGGGATGTTCCCAGCGGACGTGATCGAGCAGTACAATAATGCTCGGCGGTTCGGCACCACTAAAAAGGGGGAGCCGCTGCGGGCATCACTGGTATCGAATCAAGGCGGGAAGCACGGGATAATCGACCGACCGACGGAGCTGCCTGACCGGTTTTCGCTGATGCTTAGGCCTGAGGGGGCGCGCAAGCTCGACTCCGATGTTGACAGCTTTTACAACAACCCGTCGCTGCATCTCTATAGTGAAGGCATAGAAGACATGACTAGGGGCGCGTACCCGATGTCTTTGGGCATGATGCAGCGGCTGCAACGGAACAAGCCACCCGGTGCTAAAGACCCTCGCGCGTTCAGCATCAACGCGATGGGTACTAGGCCGGACGCGGCGAATGTTGGCGATGAAATGTGGTGGAAAGACGTACCGAATAAGGGCCAGGATCTGTACGCACTCGCCTACGACGTGCTGCGCTCCGCTGGGCAGGGTAACGTGACCCACGGGCTTACCGACGTGAATAAGGCACGCCGCCTGTACAATGTGGGCGCGTACCGGATGGGACACGGGAATTTCAAGGGGATCGCACCGTTGGAGGAACCATACGGCCAGTTGTTCAGATTTCCGATTGACGATGCGGCTGCTGAAGCCGAGTACTTGGAACGCCTATACGGCATGCGATCGAACGATCCGAAGAAGTACAAACGCGGGGCCGAGCTTTATGATGAGACGATAGCGCTGACTGAGAATAAGCTGGCCGATAATTATGGCAAGGGTCCGATTTCGGGACAGTTCTCGGATGATGAATTGGCCGGACTGCTTTGGCTGCGCGAAGCGCAAATGGCCGGGGCGTACGGGCCGAAGAACGCCGCCGGGGAAGTGGGCGGGCTGCGACTGGGTGACTACCGGCCTGAGGACACCGCCGAGTTGCGCAATCTGGTGGAGCCATTCCAAGCCGAAATCCGAGCCAGTGGTAATCGCTACCGCCCGGGTGCGGCGATATCGGGCAATACGTTGGGGCGGCAGATCACGACCGAGGCCACCATCAAACGGATGCTGCGGGGGGAAGAGCCGGAAGAGATCGCAGCCGACATTATCGGTGGTTCGCCCGAGACCGCGTTTACCGGACGATATAGAAAAGGGGGTCTGGTCGCGGCGATGGGATAATGATATAGACATAGACATAGACATAGACATAGGAGTAAAGATATGAACGACGTTAAAGATACGCTGCAGCAGCGGCACGAGACATACGGCGAGTACGCTGTCCAAGCGAGGATCGCGCAGCAGTTGAAAGACGTGATGCACGACACGCCGAACTGGCACACGATGACGTACGCGCAGCGCGAGTCGCTCGACATGATCGCGGCCAAGATTTCGCGGATTCTAAATGGCGACCCGGACCACATCGACTCGTGGCACGACATCGGGGGCTACGCCCGACTGGTGGAGGACCAGATTCGCGAGGTACTTGACAGACCTGTACCACCTGTGTTATAATACAGCTTTTCAACCAACCGATAGAGGACAGAAAATGGCAAAGACAATCGACACTCCCGTGATCACCGAGCAGATGGTGGACGAATTGGCGCAGGTGCGTGACCAGCTTCGTGCCCTGACCGCCCGCGAGAAGCATCTGAAGGAGATCTTTCGCAAGGGCGGCGAAGCCGTCTACCGTGGCCGCGCCACGCAGGTCTCGATCAAGTTCACGACCGAGCG